CTACATGCACCTGATTGAGCCGCGCGCGGCAGCTGACGGCGCAGAGCCCAAGTATTCCGTCACCATGATCATCCCAAAGTCCGACAAGGCGATGGTTGATCTGGTGCGCGGCGCCATGGTCGCGGCGCGTGAAGCTCGCTGGGGTGCGAAGCCCCCTGCTGGCCTCCGCTCTCCGCTGCGCGATGGTGACGAAAAGGACGCCGACGGCAACTTCTTGCGCGGCGAAGAGTTTCGCAATGCGTGGTTCGTAAACGTCGCCAGCAAGAAGCCGGTTGACGCCAAAATCATGATGGGCGGCAAAATCGTCAACTGCCCGCATGAGCACCTTGTCTCGGGCTACTATGGCACCGTCTTCGCCAACTTCTATGGCTACGAGGCTGCCGGTAACCGGGGCGTAAGCGCCGGCCTCAATGGCGTGATCATCACCAAGCGCGGCGAACCCCTCGGCCGCCGCTTGGATTGGGAAGACGCCGCCTCTGGCGCAGAAGACTTTGGTGGTGCCGGATCTACATCTGGCGGCATGGAAGACTTTGGCGCGCCTGCCGGCGACCAGATTCCTTTCTGAAAAATAACTGGCTCCCTCCCTTCACGGGGAGGGGGCCCCCCTGACAATATAGCACTCTCGGAGGGTCCATGGCCGATATATCAGCGTTCCCCGATCGCCTGCGGCCAAATGCCGACGCGATGCACGAGGCCCTGAGTTTTTGGTTCAGCCTGTGCACGGAAGGCCAAATTGAACTCGGCTGGCGGGATCCGCAAACCAAGGAACTCAATCGGTTCAAGCGGTTTGAATTGACCGAAATCGAAGAGCTCGTGACCTTCGCCTATGACGTCAACAAGGTGGCCGGCGCCAACGTCTATTTCAGGGTCTGCACCCTGAAGGCATTGCCGGGCCGCACCACTGACGAGCACTTCCTCCAGGCGCCCGGCGCCCACATTGATCACGACGACGCCATGAGCGTCTCGCGCCTTGCCAGCCACCCCCTGGCCCTCAAGCCGGCCTACTTGGTCATCACCGGCCGGGATCCCCAAATCCGCGGCCAGACCTTCTGGCCGGTGGACGAGCCCATCACGGACCCAGCCATCGTGCGGGAGCTCAACAGTGGCCTCGCCAAGCATTTCGGTGGCGACCCTGCAGTGGTGAACCCCACCCGCCTCATGCGCCTGCCTGGGTCGATCGCGTGGCCGGTCAAGAAGGGCCGCACCGTCGCCGAGATCACGCAGCTGCTGTGGCCGGCAGACCAGCGCATGAAGCGCCTGCACACGCCCGAGCTGCTCAACACCGTGCGCGAAGCCAACCAGTCTCTCCTGGCCACCAGGGCGCCTGAGTATGATGTCGCGCCATTCGATGCGCCGGCAGCCCAGGAGCCGGTGGAGGCCCCCGAGAAGGCTTGGCAGCCGCCTGTGCGGCAGAATGCGCCCATCAGCGAATTGATCACCGCCACCCGCCAGCCCGGCCAGTGGCACGCCAGCGTCCTGCGCTTGGTGGCATCTTGGCTCAACCGCGGGCTCAGCGACAGAGAGATACACCTCTTCGCCCCGGCCCTCACGCTGCCCGGCTTCACCCTGCGCCAGACGCATGAAGAGCTGCAGGCCATGATCGACGGCGGCCGGCAGAAGTGGGATCTGCCAGACCGCGACCCTTTTGTTGACGCTGTCACGCCCAAGCCCCGCCAGGGTCTGTGGGTGGATGACGGGGATGACTTGGACGACATCCCCACGCGCCCCTGGCTGGTGCCGGGCGTCATCCTGCGTGGCAGCGTAACCCTCCTCTCCGGCCAGGGCGCCGGGGGCAAGTCGTCCTACGTCGTCGGCCTGACCACCTCGATCGCCGCCGGCACCCAATACGGCAAGGCGAGCCCGGTGAAGGCCATGCGGGGCATCAACTACAATACCGAGGATGACCGTGACGAACAGCGCCGCCGGTATGCGGCCTTCCTCTACGCCAGTGGCGTAGATCGGCAGGCCATCAGGTCTGTGATCCGCGTCGGGCCGGAGGGCGTGGGCGTGCTCTTCAACCGCGACCCGGACAGTGGCGAGGTGGTGCCCACGGCGGCCATGGAAGACCTCCGCAACCTGATCAAGGAACAGGATGCGGAATACGTCATTGTGGATCCCCTGGCCGAGCTGCATACGGCCGAGGAGAACGACAACACGGCCATGCGGAGCATCCTGGCCGCCTTCCGGCAGCTGGCCAAGGAACTCAACATTGGCGTGGTCATCCTGCACCATGATCGCAAAGGCGTCGGCATTGCCGGCGACGTGGACCGGATGAGAGGCGCCTCGGCCCTGCAGGGTGCGGCCCGTATCGTGCTGACCCTCACCCGGATGACGGAGGAGGAAGCCGAGGCCCTGCAGATCCCGAAAGAGCAGCGGGCGAGCTTCATCAGGATAGACAATGCCAAGGCGAACTACACCCCGTTGGGTGAGGTGGCGTGGTATCAGCTGCAGGGCCAGACCATCCCCAATGGCGAGCAGGTGGCCGCGGCATTGCCTTGGACGCCGCCTGACCGCATCGCCGCATTAACCGGCGAGATGAAAATAGAAATTCTCCGCCTGATGCTGGAGGCCGGCCCGGAGCGGTGCCGCACCCACCACCACAGCAACGACTATGCCCCCAGGTGGATCGCCCCCCAGATCGGCTGCGACGAGAAGCTGGTGAAACAATATCTTGACGCGTGCATCAAGGGCGGGGCGGTCAAAATCGACAAGCAAGTGACGGATCCGGGTGACCGCCACCCCAGGCCAGCATATGTCGTCGATAGGTCCAAATTCCTGGAGATGCAGATGCCGAGCCAGCCCGTGAACCCGGATGAGGCCCCCTTCTGATGCGTGCGACAGTAAGTGCGACAGTAAATTTTAAGGCGGGTTTACTGTCGCATTTACTGTCGCAAGGCCTGTTGTGTGAGAAATGTAAAGGATGGCAGTCCGTTGCCATAGGGAAAGAAGAAATGAAGCAAGCCATTGATAACATTGGGTTTGCGACAGTAAATTTACTGTCGCGTGCTAAGTCATTGAAATCATTGGATGCGACAGTAAAATCCCCCTAGTAGGAAAACTGTTACTGTCGCAAACGCGGGGAGATACCTTGCGACAGTAAACTGGTCGCAGGAGGGTATCGGCCCCCACCGGCTTCGCGGGAGCGAATAGCCGGGAAGGGGGTGGAAAAATGACTGAAGCAGATTTTCCTAAAAAAAAAAAAAAAAAAAAATAAAACGGCTGCAGGTAACAGAGTAGAGGAGATTGGAAGAATGAACGATCACAGGTCGGCTGGCCGCGCAACAGTAGGCGCGCCACCCGCTAGCGCGGGGGGGCCTGACGGCCCCGCTGGCGCGCCTACTGTCGCCGCGGAAGCCCTATAGTGATTTTGATTGAAAGAATTTTCGGAGCCACTATAGTGGGCGAGCCGGGAGGTGCTACCAACACCAGCCCGGCCCTAACACATCAAGCTGAAGGACCAGCAGGATGGCTGACGCTGTCATACATGAACGCCCGTGGCCTGTCACGAATGACAAGGTATCCGGCTTTGAGCTCGGGCATAAGGTTACCCAAAAAGGCCAGGAATTTGTCTGCACGGATTGGATCCCATGGATCAATCGGTTCGGCATGCCATCGGTTATTTTTCTGTGGCAGACAACCTGCAAGTGCGGGCAGCCAATAGTCGCGACCTCGGCCGCAAAAATCTCAGAAGACAGAATGCCAACCCCCCGTAAATGCGAGAGCTGTCATGGCCCCAAAAAACGCAACAAGGTCTAGGCGCACAAAAAAGGCGCCCACCCTGGCGCATATGGCAATTCAAGCATCGCCACGGGATTTGGCCCGGTGGCGGAAGGCGTGGGAGATTGGACCAGAGATGCAGTACATTGGATGGAGCGACCCGCTCCCAATGCCCCCAGGCGAGCCCTGCAAGCCTTGCGGCGGGGGCATCAGGTTCTGGACTGAATTGGGCGCGCCCCACCTGGGATGGAGGTGCTGCAACTGCCACCCCGCGCCCGACATGATCCGTATTCGGCACCACACGATCGACGACCCGGTGGACGCAGCTGAACGCGACGCCATCGCCGACGAGGCGCCAGAACGAAACCCCAAGCCGGCCACGGGGGAGGGAGTGTGGCTGGATGAACCCAACGAACCGAAACAGGATGAATGGATATGAGCGATAAAATCGGACACAACAGCAGCGTCAATTCTGAAACGGCCAAGCGCCTGCTCAGCATCATTGAGCGCATCGAAGCCCTGGAGGCCGAAAAGAAGAACTTGGCCGAGGATGTGAAAGACATCTACCGGGAAGCCAAGAGCGCCGGCTTCGACGCGCCCACCATCCGGCTGATCATTAAACGCCGGGCGGAAGATGAAGCCAAGCGCGAAGAGCGTGAGGCCCTCCTGGAAACCTACATGGCTGCCCTAGGCCAGCTGGCGGACACCCCCCTCGGCAAGGCCGCCCAGGAGCGTTTCTGATGGCCAGGAAGCCCACACAGCAGCCAAGGGGGCCCATGCCCCCAGCGGCGCCTCCCGTGGCCACACAGGCTCGCGCAGGAGGCGTGGAGGAGATTGGCTATGATTGGATCATCGTGGCCGTCAGGCCCTCCGGCAGGGGCGAATGGGAGCCAACCATGCCACGCGACCAGTGGAGGGTCTGCAAGGCCATGGTGGACGACGGCACAATCTCGACAGCCCAACGACGTAACCCAGCCGGCACCGTGCTGCTGGCCAAACTTAAGGTGGATTGATCATGGACAGAATGGAAATTTTGAAGCTCGCCCTGGCCCACGCGCCAGACCCTAAATCGGCTATGGAATTGGCCCGCGACATGGAGGCATTCCTTAAGGGACCGCCCCCAGCACCCAGATGGGTGGCGGAAACCATAACCGCCATGAGCGAGCCTCAACCCAAAACGCCGGTAAAACCCGCCAATTATCGGCGCTCCTGGACGCCGGAGGAATTGGCGCGCCTCCTAAAGCTAATACAGGAAGGCAAGACTATCTCGCAAATGGCCGAAATCATGGGCAGATCGCACAACTCAATTGAGACGGCAATTGATCGCCTCAACCGGGGGGAATATGTGACGCCCGCCCAGCAGGTGAACGCCGGCACATTTCCAGGATACAAGTCATGATCCTCGGCATTGACCCAGGCCTGAATGGCGCAATCGCCTGGGTATCAGACACCGGCCACCTGATCAGGGTGGCCGACATGCCCACTGTGGAAGTCGCCGGCAAGAAGAAGGTCAGCCCCCAGATGCTGGTGGCCATGCTTGAAGAGCACGACGACCTGATCAAGCTGGCCGCGATCGAAGAGGTGGGCGCCATGCCCGGCCAGGGTGTGACCAGCATGTTCAACTTTGGGTATAGCGCAGGCATCCTGGCGGGCGTTTGCGCGGGCCTCAGGGTGCCCGTGAGCCTACACCGCCCCTCGGTATGGAAACGCGCAGCCGGCGTCCCTGCAGATAAGGGAGGGGCCCGGCAAATGGCGCAACGCTTCTGGCCAGGGTGCCGGGATTTTGACCGCGTGAAAGATGACGGGCGGGCTGAAGCGGCCCTGCTCGCCCGGTGGGTGGCGACGAAAGGAAACGCCAATGCATAAACGCGCAGACTGGGGCAGCGCAGCACTCGCCCTGTTACTCATCATGGGGTGCAGTTTCTTTGGCACCCTGGCGGCAGGAATAATCCTGTTGCTCATTTTCAAGTAGGGGGAAAACATGAATGAAGAACTCAGAACTGCCCGGCATGGGGTCTTTCTTGATGACGCTGATCCTCGTGATCTTGACCTTGATTTGGCTGATTTCATGCGTCACGTCATCCGAGCAGAAAAGCTCTTCAAGCCAATCCAGCCAAGCAATCTTGAGTTTGAGTTGATACGCGCGAAAGAAGCCAACCGCGAAGCACGCACACTGCTGGGACTGGACTGATGTTTCCCGTGAAACCATTAGACCCAGCCCTGCTCGATCGGCTGCTGAACAGCCCACGCGCCCTGCGCTACAGGCTGCCGCACCTGCATGACCGCGCCAAGCAAGATCTGGCCGCAAGAGACACGCTGGCCCACCAACGCACCATGCTGGAAATCGCCAGGGTAGAACAAGAAATCGCCCGGCAAGACAAGATCCTTGAAAAAGCCCTAGAGGCAGAGGATACTCAACGCGGCGCCTAAAAACGCCGTTCTCCTGGACCTACCCTCGGCGCTCAAACTCTCCCGGCGCTGGGGGGATTTTCCGGTAAAACATAAAAAGTGGTTAAGTATCTAAAAAAGGTATTGTAGAGTTTCGCTACACCCTGTAGAAGTCTCCTCAAGGCAATCAAGCCGAAAAACAGGAGACACTAAAATGCTCGACAACCTCAGCACCGCCGACAAGTACGCCACCCTCAAGGCCCGCATTGACGAACTCGAAGCCGAACTCAAGGCCGTGCGCGACGACATCATCGCCTCTGGCGTGGAAAACGTGGTCGGCGAATTTGCCGACGTGAAGGTGACCCTCTCCGAGCGCGCCACCTTCGACCAGACCCTGGCGAAGTCCTTCCTCTCCGCTGAGCAAATCGCCGCCTGCACCAAAAAGGGCGTCGTGACCACCCTCCGCGTCAAAGCCAAGACCGCGGAGGGCTGAGACATGGCAAAGCGCATTTTTACCGCAGCCAACGCTCGGGACGAAAAACGGGAAGCCGAGCTTCCCGCCCTAGCCAAAGCCCAGAAGGCCCAAGAAATGGAAAACACGATCGCCGTCATCTTGGCCTCAAATCCTCAGATCGGCGTGCTGCAAGGCAACCGCGGGCGCCGGTTCTATACGAGCTTTCCCTACCGGGAAGCCAAACACCCTTCACTTCTCATAGAAAATTGAGGCGATGATTACCACCCGCATAGACACCAGCCCCGAGCACCTCAAGCAGTTGCTCGGGAAGCTGGACCTCACCACAGACCAACTGGCCACAGAGGCCGGCGTCCACCGTACCAGCGCATACGCCTGGACCAGCGGCCGAGCTCAAGTGCCCGTGTCCGTTATCCGCATGCTGCAATTTATGATCAAGGCAAAAAAACATGACTGAGACAATCTGGGGCTACTGGCTTGACCACGAAGGCGGCACATTCATTGAGCTGCCCAAGCTCCCCCTCACCCGCGCCGGCTACACCAACCCGCCATTCCAAGTCACCCGGCCAGATGGCAAGGTGCTGCAGGTGGTGGAGCTTCAACCGAAACAGGAGGCACCATGAACACGCTCACATTGCCGGAGGATGGTGACCTGCACGTCATCCCATCCACCGAAACAAAACGGCACATCAAAAGCCCCAGCTGCTGGTGCGGCCCCTCAGAAGAAGAGCCCGGCATCTGGCTGCACACCACCCGGCCGGATGGCAAGGTGCTGAACGTAGTTGAGCGCAAGCCATGACAGTGAACATCATCACTGGATGTTGCCTCGACATCATGGAAATGATGGAAGATAAATCCATCCAAGCCTGCGTTACCTCTCCGCCCTACTACGGTTTGCGTGATTATGGGGTTGAAGGCCAAATTGGCCTTGAAGAAACACCAGAGGCTTACGTCAATAATTTGGTCGTAATCTTTCGCGAAGTGCGCCGCGTGCTGCGCGATGATGGCACGCTTTGGTTGAACCTTGGTGATAGCTATGCCTCTCAAGGCGGCGCGCATGGGGGACGGAACGACAATCAACGCGGGGTCGGCGCCAAGCGGCTTCACGCAGAAGGCGCAGGCGACCAAGCGGCGCGGCGGCCCGCGCATGGTTACAAACCGAAAGACCTCCTGGGCATCCCCTGGATGGTCGCCTTCGCCCTGCGCGCTGACGGGTGGTATCTCCGCAGCGCCATCGTCTGGCACAAGCCTAACCCCATGCCAGAAAGCGTGCGAGATAGGCCAACCTCCAGTTATGAGCATGTATTTCTGTTCAGTAAGCGGGAAAAGTATTTCTACGACGCCGACGCAATTGCGGAGCCGTCAGAAGACAGCAGCCTCGCGCGGCTTTCGCAGGACGTTGCATCGCAGGCTGGAAGCAATAGAGCCAATGGTGGGGTCAAGACAAACGGGCCGATGAAAGCAGTTGGCGGCGCCACCCGCAACGCCCGCAACGTCTGGACTATTACCACACAGCCATTTAGCGGCGCCCACTTTGCCACAATGCCCCCAGAACTGGCTGAACGCTGCATAAAAGCCAGCAGCAAGCCCGGTGACACCATACTCGACCCATTCGGCGGCGCAGGCACCACCGGCCTCGTCGCAGATCGCCTCGCCCGCAATGCCATTCTCTGCGAGCTAAACCCAGAATATGTAAAAATCGCGCGAGAGAGGATCATCAATGATGCGCCGCTTTTCTGTCAAATTAAAAACATAAAAAGTGGTTAACTATCCCTCATAAGGCTTGTAGGGTTTCGCTACATTCTATAGAAGTCTCTTCAAGGCAATGACGCCGCCAACCAGGAGAAACCAAAATGAACTACGCAAACCACCTCGGCTACTCAGACGTGAGCCCATTTGAGGTCGTGCGCCACGTCAGCGACAAGACCGTCGAAATACGCGCCATGAACGCAGTACGCTCCAACCCCACCGAAAGCATGGGTTTCCAGGCCGGCGGCTTTGTCGGGCACTTCGCCGACCAAGACCGTCAACGCTGGGAAATCACCAGCAACCCGGAAGCCCGCGTCTTCCGCATCCGCCTTCAGAAGGATGGCAAGTGGCGCTGCAAACACGGCAACCGATACGCACTCAGTGAACGCCCCGTAAAGTTTTACGACTACAACTTTTGAACCAAAAAAAGGGGGCTCCGGCCCCCTTGATCTTTTTACGCGCCGCGCCTCTTCTGAGGGTACTTAGCAAATACGCGCGCGATCCCATTGAAAACATTGATTTTCCTGGCTTCAGGAAAATGGTTTCTTGAAGCCAAAAAGCACGCAAGCCAGCTTTTGCTTGTGGCAATCCCGCTCCCTGCATACAATATGTTGAACCCAGGGGTGGACCATGATCAAAGACCTAATCCAGAGAATGTTTGCGGCGCGCAACGCGGCGCACTTGGAGCACTGGAAGACCAATTCCTATGCCCAACACAAGGCCCTCGGCGGCTACTACGAAAAAGTCATCAAAAAGATGGATGACCTGATTGAAGCCTACCAGGGAGCCTTTGGCCTCGTGGGCATGAGCGAAACCAATGACGTCGTCAAAATGATCAACGACGAGCTCATCTGGCTGAACGAAAACCGCAGCGCCATCTGCAAGGGCGTGCCGGCCCTGGAGAATATCCTGGATGACCTGACGGCCCTGCACATGAGCACGCTCTACAAATTGGAGAACCTCCGGTGACGACGCCCGAACCTGAGCGCCGCAAAAACGCAAAAGGCGGCCGCCCCCAACTCTATGACCGCGAGAAAATCATCACGCACGTCTGCGAGCAGCTGGCCCTCGGCCGCTCCCTGCTGAACATCTGCACCACAGATCCCGACATGCCCGACCACATGACCGTGCGCATCTGGGTGCGCGACGATAACCCGGCGGGCACGCGGCAGCGGTATCTGTCGGCGCGTGAGGCCGGCCTGAGCAGCATGGCCGAGGACATCATTGACCTGTCCGACAAGACCCACGAGTGGGTGATGGTCCAGAAGACCGATCGACACGGCAATCTGATGTTTGACGATAAGGGCGCGCCCATTGTCGAAAAGCGCCTCATCCCGCTCAGCTCCGACACTGTCGCCCACAAGCGCCTGCAGGTGGATACGCGCAAGTGGTATCTGTCCAAGGTGCTGCCCAAGATCTACGGCGACAAGATACTGCAGGAGCTCACCGGCGCCGACGGCGGCCCCATCAATATCGCCAGCCTCAACCTCAAAAACCTGAGCGACACTGAGTTGGCGCAGATGCAAGCCCTGATGATAAAGGCCGCGGGCAAGAAGGAATGAACGCCCCCGTCTCTCCTCAGATCATGCTGGGCCTGATCGAGCGAGAGCAGGAGCGGCGGGCGGCGTCTGCCAGCCTCTACGAGTTTGTGAAGCAAGCTTGGCACGTCGTGGAGCCGGGCGTGCCATTCATCCCGAGCTGGCACATCCAGGAAATCTGCGAGCACCTGGAGGCCATCAGCTCGGGCGAAATCCGCAAGCTCCTGATCAACATCCCGCCCCGGCATTCCAAGTCCACCATCGTCAGCGTGATGTGGCCCATGTGGGAATGGCTGACCGAGCCCAGCCAGAAGTTTCTCTGCGCCTCATACTCCGGCAACCTCTCCATCCGCGACAACCTCAAGGCCCGGCGCCTGATCCAGTCTCCCTGGTACCAGGAACGCTGGGGGCATATGTTCAAGCTGGCCGGCGACCAGAACGCCAAGCAGCGTTTTGAGAACGACTGCACGGGCTACCGGCTGGCCACCAGCGTGGGCGGCACGGCCACGGGCGAGGGCGGCAGCCGCCTGATCCTGGACGACCCTCACAGCGCCCAGGAAGCCCAATCCGACGTGATCCGCGAGAGCGCCCTAGAGTGGTTTGACGTGGTCTGGAGCACCCGCCTCAACGACCCCAAGAAGGACGCCATGGTGACCATCATGCAGCGCCTGCATGAGCGTGACATCAGCGGCCACATCCTGGAAGACATTGGCGGGTGGGAACACCTGATGATCCCGGCCGAGTGGGATGGCGTGCGGCGCAGCACGTCTGTCGGGCCCTACGACCCCCGCAAGGTGAAGGGCGAGCTCATCTGCCCAGAGAGGTTTGGCCCCAAGGAAATCACCGAGCTCAAGCAACTGCTCGGCACCTACGGCACTGCCGGCCAGCTGCAGCAGGATCCGGTGCCAAATCAGGGCGGCATCCTGAAGACGGCCAACTTCCAGATGTGGCCGGCGGATAAGGGCCTGCCGCAGTTTGAGTATATTTTGCAGAGTTACGATTGCGCCTTCACGGAGAAGACCTCGGGCGACCCCACCGCCTGCTCTGTCTGGGGCATCTTCAGCCACAACAGCCAGCGCAATGCCATGCTGATTGACGCCTGGGACGAGCATCTCAGTTACCCCGAGCTGCGGTCCAGGGTGATCAAAGACTGGTCAACCGAGTATGGGGGCACCACGGTCAAAGACGGCCTTCGCACTGCCCGCCGGGCTGACCGGATCCTGGTGGAAGCCAAAGCCTCTGGGCAGTCGCTGCTGCAAGATCTGCGCTTGGCCAAGGTGCCGGCCATTGGCTACAACCCAGGCAACGCCGACAAGATCAGCCGGGCGCATCAGGCCAGCCCCACGCTGGAGATGGGCTTCCTCTGGTTGCCCGAGAGCGGCAAGAACCGAGGGCAGCCGGTGAGCTGGGCCCAGCCCTTCTTGAAGCAGCTGGCCAAGTTCCCGGTGGCCGAGCATGATGATTATGTGGACACGTTCAGCCAAGCCGTAATATACCTGAAGAACGAAGGGTGGTTCGATTTGCCCCAGGCCCGTGACCGGGATGAGCCGCGGCAGTTTAGGAAGGAGCGCGTTAATCCCTATGCGATCTGACTCCAAGTCCAAAGTGAACGCCGCCGGCAACTACACCAAGCCCGGCATGCGCAAGAAGCTCTTTGAGAGCATCAAGGGGTCTGCAGTGCAGGGCACGGCGGCCGGCCAGTGGAGCGCACGCAAGGCGCAGCTCCTAGCCAAGAAGTACAAGGAAAAAGGCGGCAAATACCGTGACTAAGATTTGTAAGCACTGCCGCCAAGAAAACGCAGAGGGCTACAAATGAAGGCGCCGCAGAAATCGCTCAAGGCCTGGGGCGACCAGAAGTGGCGGACCAAATCCGGCAAGCCGTCGTCGGAGACTGGCGAGCGTTACCTGCCGGCGAAGGCGATTAAGTCGCTGTCTCCGCAAGAGTATGCCGCGACCACCCGCGCCAAGCGTGAGGGCAAGGCTAAGGGCGAGCAGTTTGTGGCTCAGCCCAAGAAGATCGCGGCCAAGACGGCGCGTTATCGGAGCACCCCATGAGCAGCCGCGTTGATAAGGATGCGATGGCCTGCAACAAGCCGCGCCGCACGCCTGACCATCCCACCAAGTCGCACATCGTGAAGGCGTGCTACGATGGGAAGCAAGAGATCAAACGCTTTGGGGAGCAGGGCGCCAAGACCGCCGGCAAGCCCAAAGAGGGCGAGAGCGAAGCGAAGAAATCTCAACGAGCCAGATTCAAATCGCGTCACGGTGCTAACATCGCCAAGGGGCCGAGCAGTGCGGCATACTGGGCAAACAAGGTGAAGTGGTAATATGTCTGGATCCCGCTCTCTTCCCATACCGCCCCAGCCGCCGCTTGACCTGCTGCGCCAGATGCAATCACGCGGCTCTGCCGCCCAAGAGTTTGACCCCGTTGCCGCGGCGATTGCCGAGCAGCGCAGGTCTTCCCGTCGCCAGCCTCTGCCCCTGCCGCCCATGCCTCCAGCCGTTCCTCCCCAGCGGACTGGTGGCTCTGCAGAGGCTGGCCCCCCTAGCGTGTTTCCCGGCGAGACTGCCGGCGACGCCATCCCGACCCGCCTTGGCGCTGCGTTGCCGCCCGATAATCCTTGGGTGGCCGAGGCTGGCAGGCTGGCCGAGAAGTACAATCTGCCGCGCGACGTGTTCCTGTCCCTGGTCTACCAGGAGAGCCGCTTCAATCCTGAGGCGCGCAGCCCCAAGGGCGCACATGGCTTAGCGCAGCTAATGCCCGGCACGGCGTCGGATCTGAAGGCAGATCGGTATGATCCGGCCCAGAACCTGGAGGCCGGTGCGCAATACTTGCGGCAGCTCTATGACCGCTTTGGCTCCATGCCCCTGGCGCTGGCCGCCTATAATGCCGGCCCTAACAGGGTGGCTCGTGCCGGCAACCAGATCCCGCAGATCTTGGAGACGCAGAATTACGTCAAGAAGGTCTTGGGGCGTGCTGGCGTGGATGGGTATGCCGAGGGCGGCCCGGTGCGTGAGAGCCTGGACGACATGGAAGACCGCTATGCCGACGCCCCTGCAGCGCGCCCTCGGCGTGCGGGCCCTGATGTTGCGCGCATCTTGGATGCCGCCACCGGCCTGAGCGATGAAGAGTATGACCGGCGTCTGGCCGAGCGTGATCCGCTGATGACGCCGGCCTCGCGCATGGGCGTGGCTGGCGCTCCTGTGCCGCGCGGTGGCCGGGCGATGTACCCAGGCAATGCCGTGTCGCCATTTGAGGCTGCGGCTGGCCTGATCCCGCGCCCTGAGGATGTGCAGCGCGGCATGATGAGCGCCATGGCCGGGATTGAGATCCCCGAGGGCGGCCGCATCGTGCAGACGGACGTGACACGCAGCGGCTATGCGATTGAGACTGCAGACGGCCGCCTGATTGATCCTGAGGGGCGTGGCGGCCGTGACGTGCGCGACTTCGCGCCGACTGTGCGCCGCTCTGCGGTGCTGCCTGTGGGCCAGGACGTGGATACTGGCGAGGTGTCTTTTGCTGCGCCTGGGGCGCTGGATCTGCTGCCTATGGCTGGCGTGCAGGGCGGGCCTGCCGGCACGTTTGGGGCTGGCCGTGGTCGCCGGCCGCCGCGTGGGCCAGAATTTCCGCCGACTGAGGTGGAGGCCAATCCCCGCGCCGTGATGGGCGGCAACAATCCGCCCCGGCCTCGCCCAATTGTGACGCCGGAGGGCTTTGCGATTAAGGGGCCCGAATACGCTAAGGCCCAGCAGGCGACCCTGCGCGCGATTGCAGAAGAACCTCCAGGCGTTGGCCCGGTGGATTTGTCTCGCCCAGTCAACATTGACTCTGCGCCGCAAAGTGAGTTGCAGCGTGTTGTGCCCGCCCGTGGCATTTCGGCCCGCATGCAGCGTGCGCTGGAAAACCCTGACGTTGAGACGGGCTTGCGTGAGAGCATTGCGCGCGGCATTGAGATGGGCGCAGACAAGTGGTATCACACGCAGCCCATTCGCGATGCGTTTATTGCCGAGCTTGGACCGGAGCGTGGTGCGGAACAATTCCGCCGATACATGGATTATGTGGCCGCGACTTCGCCAAGGTCTGACGTCGCAACGAACATCAGGAACGCCAGTTACTACTATTCTCGTGGCGACGAGCCGACGGTAAAGGCAGACTTGCGTTACCCGTATGGCCACATGGCGCAGAACCTGCATTTGCAAAATGTTGGCACCATTCAGTCTGGCGGCTTTAATGTGTTGCGTAATCCAAAGCCGGCTTCGTTCTCTGAAAACTTGCAGGGCAATTTGGTGCCGGTGACGGTTGACACGCATGCCTTCCGCAACATTGGCATGAGGACGCGCGACCCTGAATTTTTGGAGACGTCTATCTCGGTTCCGAATAAGACGGGCAAGGCGGCAACCAATCTTGATGAAGAAGATTTGGCTCTCCTCAACATGGCGCAGCGTTACGGCGAAGTTTCTGAAGACGGCAAGTCAATCATTTTCCGCCCGCAGAAGCTTTATCAAGAGGGGCGCCTCACGATGGAAGATGCCCTGCAAATTCCATCTTTCTGGGCGTCAAAGCCGCGTGAGAACGAATATGCTGCAGCAGAGCAGTTGTATGCTCGCATTGGCCGAGAGTTTGATTTGCGGCCGGCTGATACGCAGTCTGCTGCGTGGTCTGGTGCTGGCGAGCTGACTGGCTTGGGTTCGCCGGCAACGCGCACTTTCCCGCAACTCTTCAATGAGCGTGTTGAGTATACGGCCCGCATGCGTGGCGAGGATCCGGCAGACACATTGCGGATGTTCATTCGTGGCGAGAAGCCGCTGTTGAGCCTTGGCGCGGGTGCCTTGGCGGGGGGCGGCATTGAGGGTTCAGTCAATGAATAAAGGCAAGTCTCTTTTCGCCCTGGCTCGCAAGTATCGCGGCAAGCCCAAGAAGTTTGCCGAGGGTGGCCGGGCTCGGCGCCCTGCCGCGGCGCCTGTGGAGACGCCTTACGATCCTGACTTCATTGAGCGCCTTGCTGCCCGCGCGATTGGCTCTGGCGAGCCTGTGAGTGAGTTGCGTTCTGCCGAGGGGCGTGGGTTTGCTCCGATGCCGCGCTCCTTTGGTGAGGCCGGGCAGCGCATGAGTGCTGTGGTGCGTGGTGATGTTGAGCCCACGCCAGAAGAAGAGCGCCAGATCAATTTCGTGCGTGGCTTTGCTGAGGGGCCGGCCAGCATTCGCGCCTACCATGGCAGCCCGTATCGTTTTGATCGTTTCGACATCAGCAAGATTGGCGAGGGAGAGGGTGTCCAAATGTATGGGCGCGGTCTTTATTTCGCCGAGCATCCAGATGTTGCGAGAGGGTATAGGGATACTCTTTCAAATTACATCACGGCACTCAATCAAAAAATTGGAAACACAAATCCAATAGATTTGTATTCTCAGATAGAAAGAAATACAGCGCGTTTGCCTGCCAGGGCGGCTCAAGCAGAATATGATAAATTGTCTGCTCTTGAATCATTGATGCAACACGGCGATGTGCTTGGTGTGCGGGAAGCTGCAAGAGCTGGGCAAATTACGCCGGAAGCATTGGTATGGTTTGAGAAAAACATTGCGCCGCGATTTTCGCGTGAAGGTTCTTTGTATGAAGTAAATCTTCGCACAGAACCAGAAAGATTACTTGATTGGGATGTTCCGTTAAGCGAGCAATCAAAATATGTGAGGCAAGGGGCGGCCGACGTTTGGCGCGCGAATGATTTTGCGCGGCAAACAGGAAACCCGGAAGTTTCTCTTGATGCTTTAATGAATACCGGCGGCGGAAGCCTTATCAGAATGATGAGCGAAGTTGATCCGGTTACGGCAACGCAAAAACTGCGTGAGGCTGGCATTCCTGGGTTGCGTTATTTTGATGCGGGTTCACGCGATATTGGCCAAGGCACCCGTAACATCGTCATGTTTGGCGATGACCTGATTGACATTGATCGCCGCTACGCCGAGGGCGGCCTTGCTGCGCTTGACGCCAAGTATGCGGATGGCGGCACTGTGCGTGCGCCCAAGGAGGCCACCATTCGGGGCCAGGGCCATGAGCTGGCCTACATCACGCCGGAGGAGGCTGCGTTGCTGAAGGCGCGCGGCGGATCCGGCCGCATGACGCGCTATGGCGTGCCGGCATTTGATGACGGGAATGGCGGCAATGGCGGCGATGGGAACGGCGGCGACGGCAGTAATGGCAGTGAGGGCGGCAACGGCACTGGCGAAGGCAATGAAGGCGCCACCGGCCAGGATGCCGCAATGTCTGAGGCTGCCACGCAAGATGCCGTAGGCGGTAATCAAGGCCAGGGCGCTGGTCCTACTGGCGCTGGGGCTGGGTCTACCGGAGAAACGGGCCCAAGCGCGAGTGATGTGGGCGCCAGTGAAAGTGGCATCGCTGGCATAAGCGGCATGGCTCCAAGCATGTCTATGCAAGACCCTGAGGCAACCCAAGCTGCGGCCAACATGAACACGGCAGTGGCTGCGCAGCAAGCGGGCCTTGGTTTTGGTATTGCCGATACTGGCGGTGTTGCGCCCACCGGCTTCAGTGCGGCGCCCGGTATTGGGGAAGCTTTTGGCGCATTAGGCCGAGGGACTATTGGGCTGGGGCCAGCTCTTGGTTACGCCGCGCAATCTGCCTTTTCGCCTCCTGGCGTCACAGTCGGCGTGAATGTTAACGAGATTGGCCAGCAGACGCCGGCAGTATCAATTGACCCGGTGGGGCTTGGCCTGGGCATTGCTGGGCTTGCCACGGGCGTTCCTGGCCTTGGGATGCTTGGCGGCATGATTGGGTCGCAGGTGAGCCAAGCCTTGGGCGTTTCTCCCAGTGTAATGTCTTTTGGCTCGCCTGAGTTTGGCAGCACCACGAATACTGGCAATGTTGGCTCTAGCGTTGCCGGCACGAGCAGCACTGTTGGCTCCAGCGTTGGCGGCATGGGCAGTAGCAATGCTGGCTCTGGCGCTGCGGCGGATGACAATGCCGGCCAAAACATTGATCAAAGTTTGTCTGCCCTCAACCAGAGATATAGTGAGCAGCTGACTGGCGCGCCGCCATATGCACCTTGGAATTGGGCCCAGATCCAGCAAGATGCTGCAGCCAATAACCAGACGCTTGACCAATATCTTGCCCGCAACTGGGGTAACTTGGCTACCAATGCCCCGAGGCTTATGAAGCACGGCGGCATGGTGGAAGGCAAAAAGTCTCTGGAGGAATTGCACCACCGCTATGCCGAGGGCGGCGAGGTGGGCGATGAGGGCATGGCGCGCCCCTATGATCCCAGGGAAGTTGATACGATCGCCAGCGAATTTATGCGGGAAATTTCCCCTGTGGATGTGACGCAGCGTGCGCGCATGCTGATGAGGGGCCTTGATGTGCAGACCCCGATGGCGGTTGGCGCGCAGGATTTGCCAAAGAATTACATGCGCTACCCGCGCAATGAAAACGTGACGTCTTCAACCAATTATTTTGAAATCCCAATCGAAGATGACCGTTACGGGCAGCGTGCGGGCATGAGGGGCCTGAGCACGGGCATCAATGCCATTCTTGACCAAGAGCGCAAGATTGGCATTGGCGCAGGCTTGATGGCCATGGAAAATGCCGGCGATTATGGGATGACTGGCTACGGCCCTCGGGTGTCTGCCAGTTATGGGCCTGCCAGCATCTTTGGCGGCTATCAAACCATGACGCCAAGCTTTACTGGCGCAAAGCCGCAGGGCGTGTATTCTTACGGCGGCAATTTGAATATTCCGCTTGATGAAGAGGGCACCACGGCAAACATTGGCGGCAGCATCATGAGCGGACGGCGCGGCACTACTGGGATGGGGAATGCCGGCACTCAAATCACGGGAGGCCTGCAGGTTCCACTCGAAAGGCTGTTCCCAGAGTCAAATATTGGCGGGACGTTGGGATTAGATGTGGCGGTGGATCCTACTTTGCGCCAGAAAGAGATATTGTTCGGTTATCGGAGGGCTTTCTAAGTCATGTCTGGAATGCTTACTGAAAATGATGAAGCCCAAGAAGGTGAAGTCGTTGAGTTCATCCCCGAAAACTCCAACGTAGAGGACACTGAAGATGGCGGCGCAATCATTCGCCTTGAAAATGAAGAGCAAAATAAGCGCAGCCTGGAGCACTTTGAAAACATCGTTGAAGAAGTTGACCCAGGTCTTCTCAAGGAAGCAGTAAACGACCTCCTCGAAAAGGTTGACCGCGACAAAGAGGCCCGCGAAAAGCGCGACAAGCTTTACGAAGAGGGCCTGCGTCGCACTGGCCTGGGCGATGACGCGCCCGGCGGCGCGCAGTTTACCGGCGCCAATAAAGTCGTGCATCCCATGCTGGTGGAGGCGTGCGTAGACTTCAGCGCCCGCTTCATGAAGGAAATTTTCCCGCCAAATGGGCCGGTGAAAAGCAAAATTTACGGCGAGTCCAGCAAAGAGAAGGTGGAAAAGGCTGACCGCAAGGCCACCTTCATGAATTGGCAGACCACTGAGCAGATGCCAGAGTTCCGCAGCGAGTTGGAGCAATTAAGCACGCAGCTGCCCTTGGGCGGCGGCCAGTACATGAAGTTCATGTGGAACCAGCAGCATCGCCGGCCGCAATCTGAATTTGTGCCGATTGATGACGTCTATCTGCCGTTTGCTGCCACCAATTTCTACACGGCCGAGCGCAAGACGCACGTTCAGTACATCACCAAGATGGAATATGAGCGGCGCGTAAGGGCCGGCATGTATATTGATGTGGATCTTGGCTACCCTGATGATCCAGAGTTCAGCAAGGCGTCAATCGCCAACGACAAGATCGAGGGCCGCAAGACCACGAGTTACAATGAAGATGGCCTGCGCACCATCTTTGAAATCTACACCTACCTTGATTTTGATGAGGGCGTGAGCCCGTACATTCTCAGCATCGACAAGTCTAGCGGCAAGGCACTCTCGCTCTATCGCAACTGGGAGCCGGATGACGACCAACGCAAGGAGCTCGACTGGATTGTCGAGTTTCCGTTTGTGCCCTGGCGCGGCGCTTATCCAATTGGCTTGACGCACATGATTGGCGGCCTTTCTGGCGCGGCCACAGGCGCCTTGCGTGCGTTGCTGGACAGTGCGCACATCCAGAACATGCCGACCCTCCTGAAGCTCAAGGGAGGCCCTGGCGGCCAGACAATCAATCTCCAGCCCACCGAGGTGGTGGAAATGGAAGGCGGCGCGCTTATTGATGACGTGCGCAAGCTGGCCATGCCGATGCCATTCAACCCCCCGAGCCCGGTGCTGTATCAGCTGCTCGGCTTTTTGGTGGAAGCCGGCAAGGGCGTCGTGCAGACCAGTTTTGAGAAGCTGAGCGATCAGAATGCCAATCAGCCGGTTGGCACGACTATGGCCCTCATTGAGCAGGGCATGGTGGTCTTCTCAAGCATTCACTCTCGCCTTCACAATTCCATGGCGAAGTGCTTCAAGATTTTGCACCGCCTCAACAGTGCCTACCTGACGGAAGAAGACATTGAGGCCCAAGACGCAGGCATTGAAATCAGCCCGGCTGATTTTGATGGGCCGCTTGATGTGGTGCCGGTCAGCAATCCTTCTATTTTCTCTGAGGCCCAGAGGTTTGCTCAAACCCAGGCTCTTATGCAGCGCGCTTCTGTCGCCCCGCAGCTGTACAATGTCAGGGCGGTGGAGGAAATGTTTCTCCGCACCTTGAAGGTACCTGCAGACGAAGTTTTGATGCCTGAGCAGAAAAACGAGAACATGGACCCGGTCAGCGAGAATGTCGCCGCGACCATGGGCAGCCCAATCTACGTCTTGCCGCAACAGGATCATCTTGCGCACATCATGACGCATTTGGCGTTTTTGAAGTCGCCCCTGTTTGGTGGCAATCCGGTGATTATGAAGACGTTGATGTTCCCGATGGCCATTCACCTGCGCGACCACCTGTTGAATTACTACCTGTCTGAGGCGCATGAGGCTGTGGATCAGGCGCAGAAGCAAAACCTGATCCCAGAGCAGGCCGCGCAGCAGACGCAGGTGATTTTGCAGGTCCAGCAATTCATTGAGCAGCAACTTGGCACGTTTGGCCAAGAGCTGGTTCTCATTGATCAGGCAGCGCAGCAATTCCGGCCGCAGCCGCCCATGCCGCCCGACAGCAGCATGCAGATTGCGCAGCTCAATGCGCAAATGCAGGGGCAGGCCCTGCAGCAGCGTGCTCAGGTTGATCAGGCTCGGATCCAGCTTGATCAGCAGAAGTTGCAGCTGCAGCGGCAGAATGACGCAGCCAAACTCACGGATCAGCAGCAGGCGCGTGCCGAGAAGTTGCAAGCTGAGCAGTTTAAGCAGATGGCTGAAAGCCAGCGTACCGCGGCTGAAGTGGCCGTGCGTGAGCGCATGAATACGGCGGACAATGACACCGCCAAGTTGCTTGCGGCGGCCGAAATGGCCACCGGCGAGAAGGTGGCGGTAAGCACCGGCACCGGGATCAACCCAGGAACGCGATAAGGAAATCACCATGGCCGATAAGCCGAAGGAAGGCACTGTCTCTATGAACAGCGCCTATGTGAAGCAAAAGCACCGCTTGGCTGCTGGCGAGAAAGTTGACGGGCAGTCTTTGCCGCCCGAGCCGAAGGTTGAAAAGAACCAAGCGTGAATTTTGAGACGAAGCTCTTAAACCGCCTCAAGGCGGCGCAACAGCAATTTTCTGTTGACGCCTTGAAGCGGCCCCAGCATCGCGATGCTTTTGAGTACGGGTATCGCGTTGGATTGGTCGCCGGCTACGAGGCTGCGATTGATGTGCTCTTGAAAATCCTAGATGAGGAGAAGAATAGTGACAACGACTTATGAGGACGCTTTAGCGGAGGCTTTTCCGGCAGTTAATGCCGGCGTGCAGCCTTTCGGGAGCCGCGTTCTGGTCCAAATTCGCACACCGCGCAAAGTCACTAAGGGTGGCATTATTCTGGCCACCGACACCAAAGATACCGAGAAGTGGAACACGCAGGTTGCCAAGGTGGTTTCAATTGGCCCCCTGGCGTTCAAAAACCGCGACACTCAGCAGACGTGGCCGGAGGGCGAGTGGTGCCATGCCGGTGATTTCGTGCGCGTGCCTAAGTACGGCGGCGATCGCTGGGAAGTTGCGCTGACCAAGGACGACAGCGCCATGTTCGTGATCTTCAATGATCTGGACATCATTGGCAAAATTGAAGGTGATCCGCTGACAATCAAAGCATTCATCTGAAAGGAGATGAACCATGTCTGACGTGTTGAAGGAAAATGATGACGGCCAAGAAGAGTTGGTCATTATTGAAGACGCCTCGCAACAAGATGAAGACGCCCGCCTAAGCAACGACGACGGCGAGGGTGGGGATGAAAGAGGCTTCATTCGGGACCGGCGCCGGCAGGAAAAGCTTGAGCGCAAGCAGCGTCGGGATGAGGCCCGCAGCCGGGACAAACTTGAGCTTGATTTCCTGCGCAAAAGGAATGACGACCTGGAGCGGCGCGTTTCCGCCCAGGAGCAGCGGACGCACAGCCTAGACCTGAGCGCCTTTGATGGGGCGATTGCCAAGGCAACGCAGGAGGCCGAAATGGCTGACCGCGTGATTGCCAAGGCGGTGGCCGCCGGCAATGGCGAGGACGTCACCCAGGCCATGCGCTACCGGGATCAGGCCTTGGCCAAGATCCAGCAGCTGAATTACCAAAAGATGCAGTTTGGTAACCAGAAGCCGCAGCCGCAGCAAATCAATGAAATGACGATGCACTATGCCCAGGAGTTCATTAAGGAGAACCCCTGGTATGACGCCCAAGGGCGTGACGAGGACAGTGCCATTGTCATCGCCATTGACCAATCCTTGGCCAAGGAGGGCTTCAACCCCCAGACTGAGGAGTATTGGGAGGAGCTGCGCCGGAGGGCGTCCAAGCGGCTTCCTGAGCGGTTTGAGGGCGAGGCGCCCCGTCGGGAGCCCAAGCGTGAGCCCCGTGGCGGCCCGGCCGTGGGCTCTGGCCGTGAGCATGCGCCTGCGACAACGCGCCGGGAAATCTACATCTCGCCCGAGCGTAAGCAGGCCTTGATTGAGGCGGGGGTCTGGGATGACCCCGTTTTGAGGAACAAATATGTGCAGAGGTACGCAGAGTATGACCGGCAGAACAGGTCTTAAAATGCTTGCTTTTGTAAGTCTTACATTCCATATTTCCCCCAATCGCTGAAAGGAGCGATGTTATGGCTGACGAACGGTTTAGGAAATCTGCTGGTGAAGGTCGCGAAACCAGGGCGATGCAGGATCGCGCTGTGACCCAAAATCGCGAAATCTCGGATGACGAGCGGGTTGCAATGTTCCGTCAACAATTTTTCCAGTCCTCTCTACCGGACTTGCCTCCGATTCCTGGCTGGCACACCTGCTGGCTTACGACTACCAATCCCCGTGATTCAATTCAGATGCGCATCCGTTTGGGCTACGAGCCCGTGAAGCCGGAAGATGTTCCCGGCTGGGAATATGCCACTCTGAAGACCGGAGATTGGGCGGGACTTATTGGCGTGAATGAAATGTTGGCCTTCAAGCTGCCTATTTCTCTTTACGAGAAGTACATGCACGAAGCTCACCATGATGCGCCGCTGCGAGAAGAGGAAAAGTTGACTGATACAGCCGACTTCCTTGAGCAGCAGGCCAGGGCGTCTAAGTCCAAGTTGCAGATCGGTGAAGGCAATCTGGAGATTGGGCAGCGTCGGGAGGCTCTTTTTGACCTCTCGTAACCCCCTTTCCGAATTGGAGCTTTGCTATGTCTTCGACTAGCGCGCCTTTCGGCTTCCGGCCTTCCTACCACAACAGTGGGCAGATGCGCCCGAAAGCCTATACGATTGCTTCGACCTACGCGGCGAACATCTTCTCCGGCGACCCGGTGAAGCTGACTGACAACGGCGTGATCCAGCTTGGCACCTCTGACGGCACCCGCACGGGCACCGTTGACGGTATCTCCCTGCTGGGCATCTTTGCCGGCTGCCAGTATCTCGACGCCTCTGGCAAGCCCACCATCAGCCCCTTCTGGCCGTCTGGCGCCACTGGCACGGAAATCGTTGCCTGGGTGTATGATGACCCGGAAACGCTGTTTGACGTTCAGTACACCAACCCCTCGGCCGGCACGACTGTGCAGACCGCGGTGGGTGAAGAGTGCGACTGGACCGTTGCCTCTCCGGGTGGTTCCACCCAGACGGGCCTGAGCAACTGCCAGCTGACCGCCATTCAGGCGACCTCTGGTCAGTTCCAGATCACGGGCTTTGCTTACAGCATCTTTGATTCCATCACTGACGCTTATGTTCAAGTGACTGTTCGCATCAACGAGCATCACTACAAAGCGCCGGTCAACTCGGTCTGATAGGAGGGTTTGATCTATGGCTACTCCGATGCGTAGTACCGACTTTCGGTCGGTCGTCGAACCCATCCTGAACGAAGTTTTCGATGGTGTTTATGATCAGCGTGCTGACGAATGGAAGATGGTCTTCCGTGAGCAGAAGGGCATTCCGCGCAATTACCATGAAGAGCCTGTGCTCTATGGCTTTGGCGCGGCTCCTGAGCTGCCTGACGGTATGGCCGTGTCTTACCAGTCCGGTGGCGTGCTGTTCCTGCAGCGTTACCTCTACAAGGTCTATGGTCTGGCCTTCAGCCTGACCAAGGTGCTTGTGGAAGACGGCGATCACATTCGTATTGGCCAGACCTACGCGAAGCACCTCGCGCAGTCTCTGATCGAAACGAAGGAGACGCTGGGCGCCAACATCCTGAACCGCGCCTTCAACGCTGCCTATCCGGGCGGCGATGGTGTTGCGCTCGTTGCGACGAACCATCCGATCGTGAATGGTACGTTCAGCAACCAGCTGACCACCGCGGCGGCGCTGTCGCAGACCTCTCTTGAGCAGCTCCTCATTCAGATCCGCAATGCTGTTGACAACAACGGCAAGCGCATCCGTCTGACGCCCAAGAAGATCGTGACTGGCCCGAGCAACGTCTTCCAGGCGGAAGTGCTGCTCAAGTCGGTTCTGCGGACTGGCACGGCTGACAACGACATCAACCCGGTGAAGTCGATGGGCTTGCTGGCCGAAGGCCAAGCGAACCTCTCGCGTATCACCTCCACCACCGCTTGGTGGATCCAGACTGACGCCCCAGAAGGGCTGAAGCTGATGATGCGTCGTGGCCTTGAGAAGTCCATGGAAGGCGACTTTGAAACCGACAGCATGCGCTACAAGGCCACCGAGCGTTATACTTTTGGTTGGACAGACCCGCGTGGCGTGTACGGTACCGCCGGAGTGTGATAAGCACTTAAAAAGCAACGCTTTTTAGGAACTTGCAAAACGTCTCCTCCGGTATTAGGCTACAAACCTAACTACCGGAGGAGATTTTTTATGCCTTGCCAGATTGACGGCTGTGACCGCCCGCACAAAGCACGCGGCCTTTGCCAAACACACTATGCCCAGCGCCTGCGGGGCGTAGACTTTTCTCCCATTCGCAGTCGCGTTCGCGAAAAGCCGCCCAAGTGCGTTGAGGATGGGTGTGCCGAACCCGTGAAGTCTAAGGGTCTGTGCAAGACGCACTATCAGCGTCTACTGCGGCACGGCCACACCCAATATCGAGATCGCAAAAAACCGTCGAAGCAGTGTATGATTGATGGCTGCGACAACGTCTTGTACGCCAAGAGCTTATGCCACCAGCACTACATTAAACAGCGCAAATGGCAGGCATACGGCATAGACGCCGCGCGGTATCAGGAAATGCTGCGCGAACAGGGCGGCGTCTGCGCCATCTGTGACCAACGCGAGAAGACCACCGACCACGCATCCGGCAAGACCAAAGACCTCGCAGTCGATCACGACCACGTCACAGGCGCTGTTCGGGCACTGCTCTGCTCGGCCTGCAATACCGCCATTGGCCTCTTCAACGATGACGAGAAGTTACTAGCCAAGGCGCAAACATATCTGTTATATCATAGACATTCCGGGTTAAACCGGCGTTGCAGACAGTCCCGGCTGACGTCATGCAGACTGTAACGCCTATCTCGCATGAGAGGAAAACATTATGGCTCAAACTCGTTTTTCCGGTCCGGTCCGGTCTGACAACGGCTTCATTGGCGCTGTTACCGGAAACATTACCGGAAATGTCACGGGCAATGTCACGGGCAATGTGACGGGCGACATCTTCGCGACCGATCAGGCTTTGTCTGGCGCTGGCGCGGTTAATCTCACCGACATGCTCACCTCGTTGACCACTACGGGTGCGGCCCAGGCTTTGACGCTGGCCAATGGCACTACTGGTCAGATCAAGATCATCAGCCATGTGGTTGACGGCGGTTCTGCCGTTCTCACGCCGACCACAAAGATTGGCTTCACGACCATCACCTTCACCAATGTGGGTGATAGCGCGACCCTCGTTTACACGGCTGCCGGCTGGGCGATTATTGGTATCAGCGGCGCGGTTGCGGCCTAATAGGAGGTCGCAATGGCTGATACAGTCTCCTCACAGACGATCCTTGATGGTGAACGGCTGTTCATAGGCAAGTTTACTTGCATTAGTGACGGCACCGGGGAAACTGCTGTTGTAAAAATTGACGTATCAACGCTGACCCGAAATGCTTTTGGTTTTGCCTGTAATGGGATCAAGATCAATAAAATTTGGGGTGCCAATCATGGCCTCAACATTCGCATTTTGTTTGATGCGACTGCTGATACATTTGCGTGGATGATCCCTCAAAACAGCAATTACCTCATGGATTTCTCTTCGTTTGGCGGCATCCCCAGTAATGCGGGCGCCGGCGTAACGGGGGACGTTCTTTTCACCACAACTGATGCCACTGCTGGCGACAGTTATACTGTCGTCATTGAGGGCATTAAAACCTACGCCACCTCTTAACGGGGGTGGCGTATGGAACTGATGGTGTGGAATACGGTCCTGTCTTTGGTGATCGGTATCATCAGTTGGGTGCTGCGGGATAAGGCGGCTGAATTAGCGCGCGTAACGATCCTGCTGAATAAGACCCGTGAAGAGATTGCCAAGGAATATGTGACCAAGGTTGAGGTTCACGCCGATATCAATCGCGTCATGAACCGCCTTGAGGTGCTAGATGCAAAGCTTGATCGGCTGATCGAGAGCAACCGAGTGAGAGGGATTTAACATGGGCAAGACGCTCAAATATGTTTCTGAGTTCAGCTTCCCCTCTGACAAGGGGTATTCTGGCTCTGCCGGCAAGACGATGGTCAAGGGGTACGCCCGTGGCGGATCCTGTGGGCCGATGAAGAAGGCCGATGGCGGCATGGTGGATGATCCCCGCCGCCCAATGATGGACCGCACGGTTGGTGAATACATCAACGCCGTCAACCGCGAGCGGGCCATGGAAATGGCTGATATGATGGCCGCGGAGCGGGCTGCCGCGCTTCTCCGCGCCCCGCGCCGCATCTCCCAAGGTTTGCGCTCCCCTCGCGCTGAAATGGCCCGTGAGCGGGCTATTATGGGCGAGGATGCGGGTTACAAGAAGGGTGGCATGGCGATGCGTAAGCAGTACCCGACCAACAACGGCAAGCCTATGATCAGCGGCCCCAAGGCGGCGCCGGCTCCCAAGGCGGACATGCTTTACAGCAAGAAGGAAGTTGGTGCGAAAAACCTTCTTCGTGACGGTAAGGCGCCTGCGCTGCCCCATGCAAAGGGGTCTGTGAATATGAAGAGTGGCGGTACGGTGAAGAAGGCTATGGGTGGTGTTATGCCGGGTGGCGGCAAGATGACCCAATCTCAAATGCAGGCTGCTGCTCAAGGTGGGCGCCCCGGCGTGTCTGTTGCCCGTATGCAAACTACGCCATCGCCGCTTTCTCAATCTGATCTGAGGGTTATGCAAGAAGCGGCACAGCAAAATAAGGGTGAGATTAGGATTCCGCCAAAAGAAATTATGCAGCAGGCTCCCGGCGTTCGCCCGCGCGGGGCTGGTGGGCCTCTGCCGCAAGTTGAAGTTAATCCAAACGTGCGGCCAATTCCTTCGCCAAATTCGCGTTCTTCTATGTTGCAAGGTCAAATTCCAGCAAACCCACAAAATGTACGGTATGCAACAAAGGAGGCAGCCGCAGCGGGACAAAAGGCGTGGGATGCGTATCAACAATTGCCCCAATCGCAGCGGCAAGCAATGGAATCTGTACGAGGGCAGATGCAACAACAGATGGCTGGTCGAGGTCCGCAAACCATGCCGCCTGTAGGCAGCAGGGTTGGTACTGGCGGTCCCGGCGCACCTCTGCCGGGCCGTAAGACTATGGGTGGCGCGATGCCTAAGCCGGGCCAAGTGGGCAGCGCAACGGGAAGCACGCCAAATATTGGCGGCGTTCCAGGCCGCGTGATGGCGAAGGGCGGCGCGGCCAAGGTTGGCAAAGTCATGCGCGAGTTTAAGGCTGGCGAGCTGCACTCTGGCAGTAAGTCTGGGCCCGTCGTGAAGAGCCGCAAGCAGGCCATTGCAATCGGCCTGTCTGAGGCTCGCAGGGGCAAGAAGTAAAACTTGGCATTTGGTTTGCGGTGAATTATAGTTTGCCGCAAACCTACCGGGGCAAGCTGAAACAGCGGCCAACGCTTTTATAGCGGAGAACGCATGGCCTATTCGGGTAGCATAAGTGGCACGACATTCAATGCCTTGAGGGTGGTTGATCATGCCTTCAGGCGTTGCCGTTTGCCTGCCCAGGCAATCACGGCCGAAATGCAATCTTATGCCTTGGATAGCCTCTATTTGATGCTTTCTGAGCTGGCGAACATCAAGACGCCCAGCTGGTGCATCGAAAAGCTGATCTTGCCGATGTATGAGAACCAGCCGATCGTCACGCTGCCTATTGGCACGGTTGAGGTGCTGAACCTCAATTATCGGACCCTGCAATTGCTCTCGGGTGCGACCACAACGACTTCCACCAGCTACACGGTAAATTTCACCGATGACACGGTGGTGAATACTGTGGGCGTGGAATGGAACGGCGTTGCCCCGACATTGACCTTCCAGGTCAGCAATGACGGCGTTACCTGGACGACTGTTGGCACCCAGACGACTGCTGCGGTTGCCGGGGATATCACCTGGACGGATATCGCGGTTGGCCTGCCATACCAGTATTTCCGGATCACGGCGCCAACCACCATCAATTACACGGCTATCACGCTGGGCAATTTGCCGCAGGAAATCCCGCTTGGGCAGTTGAACCGCGACAGCTATGTGAACCAGAGCAACAAGGTGTTTCCTGGCCGGCCGAGCAACTACTACTTCCTGCGTGATCTGCCTGAGCCCGTCGTCTACCTCTGGCCGGCGCCGTTCAGCGCCGCAGAACAGGCCCAGCTTGTGCTGTGGCGGCACCGGCAGATCATGGACACCGAGAACCTGCAGCAAGAGGTTGAGGTGCCCCAGCGTTGGCTGGAGGCCATTGTGAATGGCCTTGCGGCGCGCATGGCGGCCGAAACTCCGGCGGTGGATGTGAACCTCATCCCGGTGCTTGAGCAGCGTGCGGCGATCACGGTGCAACGGGCATGGGATGGTGATGGAGATGGCTCGCCCATTCAGATCAATCCCGGCATTCGGGCGTATACAGCATGAAATTTTATACATACGCTCATCGAAAAAACTCAAATGGCGATATATTTTATATCGGGAAGGGCGTTGCTTCTCGGCATAAAAGCTTGAAATCAAGAAGTAAGTTTTGGTTTAATATTGTTAATAAGCATGGATATACGCCAGAAATATTGGCGTACTGGGAATCAAATGAAGAAGCTTCAAAACACGAGCAATTTTTGATTTCAACATTGAGAAAAATGGGTATTTCTTTATGCAATATGACTGATGGAGGTGAAGGGCGTAGGGGGGTTACAAATACGCCAGAAATTCGGGCTATTCATTCAAAAAGAATGCAAAATCCTGAATTTAACCCATCAAAACGAGCTGATGTTAGGGAAAAATTAAAAGGCTCTAATAACCCTATGTTTGGCCGTCGCGGTAAAAATAACCCTAATTATGGTCGTTCTAGGGAAGATCAAAGGGTTATAATTACATGCCCAAAATGCACAAAATCTGGTAAAGCTGCAGGCATGAGGCGTTGGCATTTTGATCATTGCAAAATAGGTGGCACGGCATGAGTGGGATTTTCTTAGACCCTACCGGCCAGCCTACTTATGGCATTGGCATCTGCGGGCGGTGTTCGCGCAAGATGCTGTTGTCTGCCTTGGCGCCGGATCCGAATTACCCTGGCCTGATGGTGTGCGATGAAGATCGGGATCAGTATGATCCCTATCGCCTTGCGCCTCGGCCGCCTGATCAGATTGTGTTGCCGTTCAATCGGCCTGACACTCCCATCAATACTCGGCCTGCTGGCGTCATACAGGAGCAGGGTGACGAGTTCTTCATTACCGAAGACGGCGACGGTTATCTGGAGTTCTAAATGTCTGTACCCAGCAATCTGATCCCGACCCGCATTACGCAGCTTCCCGTCGCGCCTGTGGCCGACGAGGACAGCCTGATGATGATTGTCTACCAGGGCAACAATTATCAGATCCGGGTGGGTGATCTTCTTAGCGTCGCTGGGGTGCCGGTTACTCGTCAGGTTATTGCCGGCACTGGCATGACTGGCGGCGGCCAGCTTAGCTCCAATGTGACGCTGAGCATTGCGCCGGGTGGCGTGGGCTCTACTGAGCTTGCCAATTCTGGGGTAACTGCGGGGGTCTACGGGACGGCCACGAATATCCCGGTATTCACGATTGACGCCAAGGGCCGCGTTACCGCGGCGACCACGGTTCCGGCGACCATTAGCGGATATGTGCCAGATACTCGGCAGGTCATTGCCGGCACGGGCTTGAACGGCGGTGGCCAGCTTAGCGCGAATGTCACGCTCAATGCCGACTTGAGCAGCGCCACGCCATTGGCGGTGTTCCAGTCTGGCGACGCCGGCACTTCAACGGATATTGCCCGTGCGGATCACAGGCACCCGGCGATCGACCTAAGCTCTGACGACGAGGTTGACGGGATACTTGGCCTGAATAGCGGCGGCACTGCCCGCAGCATTGTGGCCACTCCTGGCGCCGTGGTGTGGTCTGGGGCCGATGGGCTTTATGTGAGTGCTGTTGGTGCGGCTGGGCAGGTTTTGGTTTCTGGCGGCACTGGAGCGCCCACCTGGGGCTCTGCGCTGATTGTATCTGATCAGGCTGCAAATGTGGTCTATGCTGGCCCGACAAGCGGGCCTGATGCTCCCACGTCCTTCCGGCTTTTGGTCACTGATGATTTGCCTGCTTCTGGCGTAAGTGCCGGGACGTATGGTTCATCTACGGCCATCCCTGTTTTCACGGTAAATGCTAAAGGGCAAATTACCTCTGTTACCAACACTGCGATTTCCAATGTTGTCACATCCTTTGCGGGTGGCACGACGGGGTTGACGCCGGCAACCACGACCACCGGGGCTGTCACTCTTGGTGGTACTCTTGTCGTGGCCAATGGTGGCACCGGCGCAAACACCCTTACGGGCTATGTGAAGGGGTCTGGCACCAGCGCGCTGACTGCGTCTGCCACCATCCCCAATACCGACATCACCGGCCTCGGCACGATGTCTACGCAGAATGCGTCTTCCGTCGCGATTACCGGCGGGACCGTAAATGGCACGTCAATTGGCGCGACCACGCCGGCTGCGGGGACGTTTACCTCTGTGGGGATGACGAGCGGCACGATTACGACTGCGCCGTCATCCGGCAATGACATCGTCAATAAGACCTATGCCGATTCTATTGCGGCGGGCATCAATTTTCACCAGTCTTGCCGTTTGGCTACGACTGCCGCGCTTCCAAGCTGCACATACAACAATGGCGTTTCTGGGGTTGGCGCGACGCTTACTGCTACGGCGAATGGCGCCCTGTCGGTTGATAGCACTGCGGTGGCGGCGACCAATCGCATCTTGGTCAAGAACCAAGTCAATCAAGCCCACAATGGCGTTTATGTCGTCACCCAAACTGGCAGCGGGGGTTCGCCGTTTATTCTGACCAGGGCGACTGATTTTGACACTGCCGGGTCTGGCGTTAATCAGATTGATGCCGGCGACTTCTTCCTGATTACTGCCGGATCTACCCTGGCCAATACTTCTTGGGTGCAGCAGACGCCGCTGCCCATTACGGTTGGCACGACGGGGATTGTGTTTTCTCAGTTTGGCGCGCCGCTGACTTATTTTGCCGGCACGGGCCTGACTGAGTCGCCGGCATACACGTTCAACATTGCCAATACTGGCGTTGTCTCTGGCAGTTATGGCGGCGCGGCGACTGCCATGACGCTGAGCATCAATGCCCAGGGGCAGATTACCAGCGCCACAGACGTTTCGATTGCAATCAATGGCAACCAGATTACGTCTGGCACTGTTGGGTCTGCCTACATCAGCGGATCTTACACGGGCATCACAGGCGTTGGTACGCTGACCACACCCACGGTCATCTCTGTTAATTCTTCTTCTGACGGCCTTCGAATTACCCAGACAGGCGCTGGCAATGCGCTGGTGGTTGAGGATAGCGCCAACCCTGATGCCACGCCGTTTGTGGTGAATGCAGAGGGCCGCTTAATTGTCGGCAGCACGCAAACGCAACCATCTTTGGGTGTCACAAATACGCCCTCAGTTAGCGTTTTTGGGAATAGCGCATCAAATAATGGTTTTGGAAATTATTCATACACTGCCTCAACATCAGGAAGCTTTTTTAATTTTGTAAAATCAAGGAGTGTAACTCCTGGCAGTTTTGCTATTTTAACCAGCGCCGACGATCTTGGTTACATCAAGTTTATTGGGGATGATGGAACCCAATTTGTCGAAGCTGCCCGCATTATGTCTGAAGTAGATGGTACTCCAGGCGTTAATGATATGCCTGGGCGTATATTGTTCAGCACCACTCCTGCTGGTTCCTCTACGCCAGTAGAGCGGATGCGTATTGGTAGCACGGGAAGTATCGGCATTGGTACCGCTGGTACCGAGCCTTTTACCATCAGGAATCTTAGAAACTTCTCAGGCGCAACAAGTGCTTATGGTATTTCTCAGGGCGGTGAAATACAATCAGCGGTTACTGCTAATGCTTATGTGAACCACACTGCGCCAACAACTCAAGCTACTGCATTTACTCTTACTAATGCATATCATTATCTTGCAGCTTCTTTAACTCTTGGCGCCGGTTCATCAGTTACAAGCCAATATGGATTCTCGGCTGGTAGTGGATTAACCGCAGCGACTAATAATTACGGCTTCCATTCCAACATCGCCTCCGGCACAGGGCGTTGGAATTTCTACGCCAATGGCACTGCCACAAATTATTTTGCTGGCGATGTGGGGATTGGAACAACAACCCCAAGTTCAAAGCTTCAAGTTAGCGGCACGGTCACGGCGACTGCATATGCCGGCATTGATGGGGGCACATTCTGATGATTGACGAAATGGTTGCTCTTCAACTGAAAACCCAGTACAAATCAGGAAACTTGAGGTAAGCCATGGCACAGACAGGTTACACCCCGATCCAGTTGTATCGCACGACGACTGCGAGCGCGACGCCTACTGCCGGTAATTTGACGGACGGCGAGCTTGCCATCAACACGACTGACGAGAAGCTCTACTTCAAGAATGCCTCTGGCACGGTAAAGCTTCTTGCGGCGAATGTTATGCCGGTTGCGAATGGCGGCACGGGCGCGACAACGGCATCTGTGGCCCTGACAAACCTTGGCGCCGTGGCCAAGGCCGGCGATACGATGACTGGCGTTCTTGCATTTACTGCTGGAACGGTTTCTGCGCCGGGTATTACTTTTTCTGGCGACACCAATACCGGGATTTTTTCTCCTGCGGCTGACACCATTGCCTTTACAGAGGGCGGTGTTGAGTCGATGCGCATTAACAGCAGCGGCAACGTGGGGATTGGGACGAGTTTGCCTGGGGCAAAGTTGGCGGTGCAAAATGACCGCGCTGCTACAGCACTTAGTCAGATTTGGTCCGTATATAACGGCGCATCTTTTGAGAATGATGTCACGCTTGCCTACACGGGGTCTGTCACCAACTTTGGTAATTTCCAATCCAACCCGCTTGCGTTCTTAACCAACAACACCGAGCGTATGCGCATCGACAGCAGCGGCAATGTGGGGATTGGGACGAGTTCGCCCAGTAGCTACGGAAAGTTTGCTGTTATTGGCACTTCAGGGGCGCAGCAGGCGTTCATTGGTGTTGGGAATGATGGATGGACGTTCAACACATTTAGTTCTGGCTCTGCTTATCTAACCTATGCTTCTGCAACCGTTACAACTGCTGCGATTGGAAGTCAGCAAGCTATACCTTTGGTTTTCCTGACCACAAACACCGAGCGTATGCGCATTGACAGCAGCGGCAACGTGGGGATTGGGACGAGTTCGCCACTTTCTTTGCTTCACTTAAATAAAGGTTCTGGCGCGGCTGATATTCGTTTTTCAGTCGCTGGAGTACTTTATGGAACTGCGTATGCCTCTTCATCTGATATGACGATTAGCAGCGTTACGGCAATTCCGCTAAAACTTGGAACCAATAATACGGAACGCTTTCAAATTGGCTCATCCGGGCAACTTGGTATTGGCGGCGCAAACTACGGCACCTCGGGTCAGGTATTGACTTCCAATGGTTCTGCTGCTGCTCCTTCTTGGCAGACTGCGGGCGGCGGCTTCGCGGCTGGCACTGCTATGATGTTTGTGCAGACCGCAGCGCCTACTGGTTGGACTAAAAGCACGACGCACGACAATAAGGCCCTGCGTGTTGTGAGTGGTGCCGCGAGCAGTGGTGGTAGTGTTGCCTTTACTACTGCATTTGCCTCACAAACACCCGCTGGTACGGTTGGAAACACAACGCTATCAACTGCTCAAATCCCAAGTCATACGCATACTTATGACGGGCCTGTAACTGGTGGAAGTGTTTATGATGGAGGTGGAGATTCTTTTGGTAGTAGAACATCAGGTGCTACTGGTGGTGGTGGTTCACACAATCACTCATTTACAGGCACCGCAATTAACTTGGCTGTGCAATACGTTGATGTAATTATTGCGACCAAGGATTAACGCCATGAAAATTGAAGTTAAATCAAATTGTCCGTTAAATAGTTTCCAGCCTTGTCGGCAAACTGATTGCGCTTGGTTTACGCAAGTTCGCGGTCACAATCCAAATACTGGCGCAGAAGTTGATGAGTGGGCGTGTGCTATAGCTTGGCTTCCAATGCTGCTTATTGAAAACAGCCAGCAGCAACGGCAAACAGGCGCGGCTGTTGAGAGTTTTCGCAACGAAATGGTCAAGGCCAATGAGGTGAGCCAGCAAGTTTTGCTTGCTGCCGCTACAACCACCCCAAAATTGATTGGAGGCATATGATGCGATTCACGCTGATCGTCCCAGATGGGACAATGGCTATCGATGATGTCGGCCATCAAATTAATGTTTCTTCTGCCCCGTCTGGCCTCCATGCGGTTCAGTGGTATGGCGCTTGGGGTGAAGAAGAATGGTCTGATGAACGTGGTCGGATTGTTCGCAATCAAGAAATAACCGAACCATCTCCATACCAATGGGCAATTGATGCCTGGACTGTTGCAGAGCAAGAAGCGCAAGAAGCGCAAGCTGCGGCTACAGCAGCCTCTGCTCTCTCTGCCGCACCATCAGAAGGCCCAACGGTGATCTGATGCGTCAGCATTGGTAGTGCCCAATGGAGTTGCCCAAACTTACTCCTGTCGTTCAATTCCTCACGGCTAGTTTTGCGCTGGCCGTGGGAGGCTACACGGCTGGAGAGAAGTTTGGGTGGTTCAAGAATGAAATCATTGCCTGGGCGCCAGAGCATTTTAGGATTGAACCGGCAAAAATTGGGCATCCCGTTACGGTAACAGTGGCGCGGATCAAAAAGCGCGACGACTGTTCTGTGGAAAACTTTGAGGTGACCATTCGCGACGGCGCTGGCGTAATCCACCAAGCCGCGCCGAGCATGACGCGGTTTACCGGCCCCGCAGGCCCAGAGATAGACACGTTCACCTACCTGCTGAACATCTCAGACAAGGAGACTATCGCCCCAGGCCGGGCGACGCTCTTGGCCACCATCAAATACAAATGCCCGGAGGGTGAGCGCACTGTCACCTACCCTCGGCATCAGAACCTGACCTTTATGTTGGAGAAGTGACATGGACAACCTTCTCAACCTCGTGCGCACGGTTGCGCCCAGCATCGCCAGCGCCGTTGGGGGGCCTTTGGCCGGCATGGCCACCAGGGCGATTTCCGAGGCCCTGCTGGGCAAGCCAGACGGCACTGAGCAGGAGCTTGCCGAGGCTGCGGCCAAGGCCACCCCAGATCAGCTGCTGGCCCTCAAGCAGGCCGAGCAAGATTTTGCCGTGAAGATGCGCGAATTGGATATTGACCTGGAGCGGATTGCTAATGCTGACCGCGACAGCGCACGGAACCGGGAAGTGGCCGCCAAGGACTGGACCCCGCGTGTCCTAGCCGGGTTGGTTACGGGTGGCTATTTTGGGGTGCTGTTTTATATGTTGATCAATGGCCTTCCAACGCACGGCGGGTCTGAGGCCATGTTGGTGATGCTTGGCACTTTGGGGACGGCCTGGGGTGGCATTATGGCATACTATTTTGGCTCCTCCGCCGGCAGTAAAGAGAAAACAGACGCGATGAATAGGATGGCTCGCAGATGAGCGAATTGTTTCCCAAGGTTCTCAAGTCTGTTCTGAAGCACGAGGGGCTTTGGAGCGACCACAAGGATGATCCCGGCGGCGCGACTATGAAGGGCGTGACGCTCCAGACGTATTCCGACTGGCTCGGGCGGCCGGCAAGCAAAGATGAATTGCGCAACATCCCAGATGACCACTTGGAGGCCATCTACCGCAAGGGATATTGGGCCAAGATCCGGGGCGATGAGCTTGCCGAGATCTCGCCTGGGCTTGCGGCATGCGCTTTTGACTTTGCGGTGAACAGCGGCCCAGGCCGGGCTGCCAAGGCCCTCCAGAGCCTTTGTGGGGCGGTTACGGATGGCGCGATTGGGCCCAACAGCCTGAAGCAGATAAAGGCCTGGGTTGGGATCCTTGGCCATAAAAGCGCAATTGAGGCCTTCCAGGCGTTTCGCCAGCATTACTTGGAGAGCCTGGACACCTTCGCTACTTTCGGCCGGGGTTGGACCCGGCGCGTTGCTGAAGTGCGGGAAGAGGCCCTCAAATTGTCTGCGGGGGCCTGAATATTCTCGGCAGTAAATTGCCTTGCCTTAGCTATGAGGCAGGGGCTATATTTGAAAAACGGCGCAAGCTGAAGCAGCTGCGGAGAGTAAATCCGGCGGAGTCAGCATGGCGTATGTAATGACCTACGACAGTTTGCTGGTCGATCTGCGACGTTATCTTGAGCGTGGCTTTACGCAGGAAAGCGACCAGATTGTCTACGACCAGTTGCCTCGCCTTATCACATTGGGCGAGCGCCGGATTGCGCGCGAGCTGAAGATTGAGGGCTTTATTCGTGCCGTGCAGACGCCGCTTCAGATTGGCGTTGCGGTCTACTTGAAGCCAGATCGGTGGCGCGACACTGTCAGCATGACGCTTAATGGTGCGCCAATTTTTGCCCGGTCTTACGAGTATTGCCGCAACTATTGGCCGAATGAGGCCCAAACTGGCACCCCGCAGTTTTATGCCGACTATGACTTCCAGCACTGGCTGATTGCGCCGACGCCTGACGCGGACAGCACTCTGGAGATTTTATATTACGAGCAGCCTGCGCTGTTGGGTGAAGAGTTGCAGACGAATTGGCTGACGGAATATGCGCCTGATTTGTTGCTCTATGCGGCGCTGTTGGAGGCGACGCCATTCTTGAAGAGCGACGAGCGCATGCAGACTTGGCAGGCTTTGTATGACAGGGCGGCTCAGGCCATTAGCGGCGAGGATCTGAAGCGCATCATGGATCGCAGCGCCAACAGGAGTGAAGCCTGATGACTATCTACACCGACGTTTTTGGCGGCGCTAATATCTACCCGAGTGAAATCAGCTACAGCTCAATCGCGCTTTCTGCTGATGTGACGCTCAGCTGGCCGGAAGAGACTTCCACCAATACCAATCTGGCGACCAGGATTATTGATGTCACGCCGGCATCTTCCGGCCTGAGCATCATCCTGCCGGATGCCAACAAGACTGGCACTGGCAATACGATCCTCTTCAATAACCGCGGCGGGAGCACGTTCACTGTCAAGAATGCCGTCGGCACGCAAGTTGTCACGATTGCGGGCGGCGAGTTGTGGCAGGTTTATGTTGCCAGCAACACGACGGCGGCCGGCACTTGGCGGTCCTTGCAGTATGGCGCGGCGGCGAGTGTCGCGAATGCCTCTGCCTTAGCCGGCAATGGGATTGTCGCGGTTGGCACTCTTCTCAGCCAGTCTGTCCCGGTCACGACGTTCAACAGCAACTACACGTCTGGAACTGCTGACCGCGCCCTCATGTACAATTGGACTGGCGCGGCTGGGGTGTTTACGCTGCCGGATCCTGCAGTGGTGGGCAATAATTGGTTCCTCTACCTGCGCAATTCAGGCACTGGCGCCATTGTGGCGACGCCGCCGGGTATTGTCACGATTGATGGGTCTGCGACGCTCAGTTTCCAGCCGGATGAGTCGGCCATCATTGTTTCGGATGGCACCAACTTCCACACCATTGGATTTGGGCAATCTGCGACTTTCGCGTTTGACTATACTGTCATTAGTGTTGCCGGAACTGGCACCTACACGCTGACAGGGTCTGAGCTCAATCGTATTGCGTACCGATTTGCTGGCGTGTTGACTGGCAATCGGATTGTCGTCGTTCCGGCGACCATTCAGCAGTATTGGGTCGATAACCAGACGACTGGCGCGTTTACGTTGACGATTGCGCCATCTGGCGGCGGCTCTAGCGTCAACATTGCCCAGGGCTCTCGCTCTATCCTCTATTGCGATGGAACTGACGTTCTTGAGGCCGACACTGCCGGCGTGTCTTTCCCTATTACAATTGCCCAAGGCGGAACGAATGCCACCACGGCAAGTGGCGCGCGGATTAACTTGGGCGGCACTTCGACTGGGATTGCTCTATTTACTGCGGTGGATCAGGCGGCGGCTTGGGCTGCCTTGGGCGTTGCCCAGGCCGGCAATATCAATGGCGGCACGTTCTGATGAAGGCAACGACTGTCGTCCTCAAGTCTGCGGCGGGCATTAAGCGTGACGGTACGCGCTTTGAGGGCGACAATTATATTGACGGCCAGTGGGTGCGGTGGCAGCGCGGCTTGCCTCGCAAGATTGGCGGCTATCGTTCTGTTCAAAAATATCTAAGCGAAATCAGCCGCGGCTTTTCTACATTCACCCAGAATGGGTTTGTTTACTGCCATTCTGGCAGTGAGAATTACCTTGAGCGGTTCACGATTGATGCGAGCTTCAACAGCTCGGTTGTGACTGACAGGACGCCTATCAATGTGGCCGCGACTGCGACGGTGACATTGACTGGCGGCGCTGCTGGGTCTGTTGATATGATCACGGTTGACGGCGTCAACATCATGTCTGGGTCTGTCGCCTTCACGACGAACTTATCGACCACGGCGACTGCAGTTGCGGCCAACATCAATGCCCACACGTCTGTGCCGGAATACACGGCGGCGGCCGTCGGCCCAATCATCACGATCAGTGCGGCGGCTGCGGCTGGGTCGGATCCCAATAGCTACCAAGTGGCGGTCACGACCACCACCATCACAGAGACGCACACTGACATGGCCGGCGGGTCATTTGCCTACACGGCAAGCGCCGACAATGCCTGGATGTTTGACTATCAGTATGAATCGTCTTCAAACCAAAACTACATCCTTGCGCATGCCGCCCCGAATTTGAGTTGCATCTGCAATGACCAGGGTGGCCAGATTTTCTATGGCGATGTTTTGGGGACGAATAAGCTGAAGTCCATTTCGCTGCCGGCCGATGCAAATGCCACTGGCGGAATTGTCTCCCTGCACCCGTATTTGTTTTACTACGGCACTGATGGGATCATTGGGTGGTCCAAGCCTGGGGAGCCGACAGAGCTTCGCGATACGGCTGCAGGTGCCGGATTGGCGCGCGTGTGGGGCCAGAAGATCATCAAGGGCCTTCCCTTGCGTGCTGGCTCTGGGAGTGCCCCTGCGGGCATCTTCTGGGCATTTGATGCGGTCATCCGCGCCACCTTCACGGGTGGCGCTTCCGTCTTCCAGTTTGACGTTGTCGCGACTGACACGTCTATTTTGTCTCCCACCTGCGTCATTGACTATGACGGCGTGTTTTTCTGGTGTGGCGTTGACCGTTTCATGATGTTCAATGGCGTGGTGCGTGAAGTGCCAAACAATATGAATATCAATTACTTCTTTGACGGTCTTAACAAATCACAGCAGAATAAGGTCTTTGCCTTTAAGGTGCCTCGGTATGGCGAGATTTGGTGGTGCTACCCGCGTGGCGATGCCACCGAATGCACGCATGCCGTCATCTACAATGCCCGCGAAAACACTTGGTACGACACTGAGTTGCCGAATGGCGGGCGTTCTGCCGGCCAGTTTGCAAACTCCTTTGCGGCGCCTGTTCTGACGGGCGTCACTCAGAATGTGGACGGCTACAAGGTTTGGGTGCAGGAGCAGCTGACTGACGAGTATGATGGGCCGAACATCTTCCCCATCCAGTCATACTTTGAGACTGCCGACTTGTCGCAGTTGGTTCAGGGCCAGAACGAGTATCTGCGGATCACGACGATTGAGCCTGACTTTGTGCAGCGCGGCGCGATGACTGTGCAAGTTACTGGCCGAGCTAATGCAAGGGCTCCAGAGGTTTACAGCACAATCTTCACGTTCCCTGAGAACCCATCCACGCCACATGAACAGATTGTCATGCTCAAGGAGCAGCGCCGTGAATTACGGGTGCGATTTGAAAGCAATGAAGTCTATGGCGATTATCAGATGGGCCAGATCATTGGCCATATGTCTGTGGGCGACAGGACGGTACTGGGATGAGCATTCGCGTTACTCTCCCTACTGGGCTTGGGTTGCGGGATTGGGCAGATCAGATTGCCTTGGACCTTGATCCTTATGGCACCTTTGGGCGTCTGGACATTGAGGATCAGTGGCAGAATTGGGCCATGCAGTTTCTTAACAATATGACGCTCAAAGAAAATTTCCCAATCCCATATTATTTCGATAATTGGCGGGAATGGGCTGAGCGTTTTTGTCAGGCTTTGGAGTAGCGATATGGCGATGATCCGCGATCAAATTATGCAGGTAGCTCAGTCTGACCCAAGCTTCTCTCAGGCGATCGACGCCATGGAGCAGGCGGTCATCAATATGCCCGTCACTCCAGAGGATCTGGATGAAATCATCGCCCTCTTGGAGTTTGTGATCCAGAACCCCGACAAGTATGGCGAGGTTCGTCAGGCGGCGATTGAAGACGAAGAAATCGACGAGAATACGCTGCCGCCTCAGTTTGATCCGATTTACATCATTTCGCTTTTGGTTGCGCTGTATGGCCTGCAGGATCGCCTGCAAGAGCAGGGCTATGCCCGTGGTGGCCTGACTGTCGCGGCGCGGCGTGTGCAGGCTGCCGGGCGTGGCGGCGATACAATCCTAGCGCACATAAACCCCCAAGAGGCGGAAATGCTGCGCCGAGCTGGTGGCTCTGGCACAATCAATCCCCAAACTGGCCTGCGCGAATACAAGCCGTTCTGGAAGAAAAAGAATTTTGGTCTAGGATCTAGTCTTGGCCCAGTCCTCGCGGCAGCTGCGCCGATTGTCTTAAGCATTGTCGCCCCAGGCATTGGCACGGCGATCGGCACGAGTATCGCAGGCGGCCTTTTCGGGGGCACTGCCATGGCTGGCTTGGTGCCATATATTGCGCCCGCCCTCGGCGGTGCTCTTCTTGGCGCCGGCTCGTCTGCACTGACTGGCGGCAATCTAATGCAGGGCGCCTTGAGTGGCGCAATTGGCAGTGGCTTGGGCAATGTTCTTGGCCAAGGCATTACTTCTGGCTTGGGCCTGGGATTGGGTGAAACTGCCTCGAATATTTTGGGCGGCACTATTCTCGGCTCGGGTGCCTCGGCTATTCAAGGCCGTAACCCGTTTAGCGGTGCTCTGCGTGGTGCGTTGGGCGCTGGCATTGGCGCTATCGGCAAAGAATTTGCTGGCGACATTGCTGGCTTTGGTCCTGGCGCTGGCGGCACTGAGGGCATTAAGCGCGGCATTGAGGCGGCCACCTCGGGCTTTGGCACTGGCCTGACTGCCGGGATGGATCCAAAGCAGGCGGCGGCGGCCGGCGTTCTGTCTGGCTTGGCATCTGGGTTTATCAAGCCATCCCAATCTGTGGTTCAGAATATGAGTGGTGAAGTGCCACTGGCAACGCCTGTGCAACAGCCTGACGGCACGCTAGCGCCGGCGCCGGGTTCTGCTGGCGTGATGCCTGACGGGCGCCCTGGCGTGTATCAGGCTGATCCGAGTACTGGTTTCATTGAATTGAAGCCCGCCCCCGGAACTTACCAACTGAACGAACAAACCAGACAGATGGAGTTTAGGCCACAACAGCGTGGCATTCTTGAAACTTTAGGTCTTGGCGCTCCTGCAGGGCAGACGCCGGCGGCTGCCGGCGGCCAGTCTTCTGGCATTGGCGGCCTTCTCGGCGGCAATCTTGCGCCTCTTCTTGCGGGTGGCGCGCTGCTGGCATCACAGGGTGGCGGGCAGGCTCAAGCCGCCCCGCCACAAACGCGAGCGTTGCCGGCCGCGCAGCAGGAATACATCAACCGTCCGGGCGTTGTCTGGGATTGGGCCAGGATGCAGCGCGATGCGACAGCAAGCAATCTGACGCTTGATCAATTCATGGCGCGCAATTGGCCGAGGGTCACGTCTGGCGAATACAATGCCGCTCCGATGGCGCAGGGTGGCC